TGTGAAGCCGTACCATTCGCAACACTCAACACCGACGACCCCAACACCTGAACCGAAATACGATTCAACACAGTCTCAGCACCATACAAATTATTCAACGAACGAATCGGAACATCAGTCGCAGCAGTCCCACCCAACACCGCCACAGCAGTCCCAAACGAAGTTTCAATACGAGGATCAAACACCAACAACCCATCACGAGACGCATAAAAACGGCCATTCTCCGAAACCTGCAAAGCCTGCAAAGCATCCAACACGTTCGCATTATCCTCATACGCAACCGTCCCAACCGTTGCCAACCCAGGATTAATCTCACGCAACGCAGTCGACCAAGCCACCTCATTCCTCGACAAGATCGCATCAACCCGCTCAGACGTAAGCTGCTGAGAAGGGTTGAACCCGACAAGGTTGGTTTGCGCTAACTGTGCCAAAGCATCAACAGCCAAAATCTGTGCCGAAGACAAGTTCGGCTCACCGTATTCAATGTTCAAGTCATACACATAACCTTTGAACATCGCAGCCGTACCAGCCGAACCACCATAAACCTCAATGGCACGTCGAGGAGCAATACCCAAATCGCCCTGATACCAAGGCGACGCAGTATTCAACGGGTCAAACGACCTACCCGAAGCACGGTCATCAGCGAGGATAGATAGCGTTCCGGTGTTAAAAGTGTCCAACTGGTTAGAGCGTCCACGATTAATCGTGATGTTCTGAACATACTCAGTAATATCGATGAACTCTGTAGAACCATCCAACACAGCGTTAGCGTCATCAAGTTCACTGGTATCCAAAATGAAATAGTTGGCAATAAAACCAACATCCAAATTGACCTTAAGGGTTTCCCCCCACAACGCCTGCCTAGCCATTAGAAGATAGAACCAATAGACCCAAACGAATACGACTGACCAGTAAACGACGAATACTCTCGAAGATACTGGTCAATCTCCTGACCCACCTCAATCCCGCTCGCACCCAACCCAGCGTTCACCGTAATCTGAACTTGTGGTTCCCTGTTCGCCATACGCTCCTGAATACCGAACATTGGTTGACCAGCCAAAATCTGTGCCGGTGTCTGCATATTCATAGGGTTCGGAATACCAGTCACAGGATTAGAAACACCAGTACCACCAGGCTGAGGAACACCAGCAGCGATATTCGGATACCTAGCAGCCAAATCAGCAGCCTTCTCATTCGCATCATTCAAACGTTCCTGAGCCTCAGCCTCAGCAATAATAGCGTCAGCCAACCTATCCTGAGCATCAGTCTGACGTTTCTTAGCTTCAGTCAAAGCATCAGAAAACTCTGTATAAAACTCTGAACCTTCAATCGCACCATTGACAAGTTCATTCAAAGTTAACTGCGAAGTCGCAAGCTCATCAGTCGCCTCAGTCTGGTCATCAATCGCATCGCTAGTAGCCAACTTTGCTTCGGCCAAATTAATCTCAGCCTCACGAATCGCCTGCGGAGTTGATTCAGGATCAGCACGAACCTCAGCCAACTCCCTCTCAGCATCAGCAACCGCAAACACCGATTGCTCAACTCGATAACCAGCCCGCTCAACTTCACGCTGAGCCTTCTCCAACTCTCTCTGAGCCTTCTTAGCCTCATCCGAATCAGCACCATAACCAGCAATAGCACGGTTCAGATTGTCTTGAGCTGTAGCCACATCAGCATTGGCGGTAGTCAAATCCGTCTGAGCAGACATTGAACTCTTCTGTGCTTTATCAAATGCACGTTGAGCAGAAGTACTCTTCTGCAAAGCATCCGTATATTCCTCAAGTTTTTCCTTAGCCGTCTTAACCGTCTTGGCTGCACCAGCACCAGCCGACTGTGTTTTCTTCAAGTCTTCGTTGAAACCTTTAGTTGCGCTAGAAGCAACCTTCAAAGTCCCACCAACTTCATCAAACTTGGCATTCACATCCTTAAGTTGCGAAGAGGTCAAGCCAACCTGGGTGCCAAGTTTCTTGGTATCGAGTGTCACCTTCGGGATGTTTGGGATGAGCGGTATCTTGTTGAATACATCAATGAGCGTGTTGACTACAGACACAGCAACATTGGCTAAGGCAATTTTCATGTCATCAAACTTGCCAACGAAACCCTTCACCGCATTGACTGCGATGTTGGCAAGACCTTTAACGAATCCAGCGAATATGTCAGGTAGTGCTGCGACAAGTGCGACGACTGCACCACCAAGGCCAACGATCAACTGAGCGTTGACAGTTGCGATCCATTTAACAAACGAACCAGCCAAACGGGTACCATAAGCAAGGAGGGTCGGGATACCATCAGACAGAACCCATTCGCCAATAGTGCCAAGCAAGGTGACAAGTTGTGCCGGTAACTGTCGAGCAGCTTTGCCCACAAAACTTGCAAGCGAATCACCGAGGCGTTGAGCAGCAGACAAAATCTGTGGGATACCTTTGTTCCATAACCAGCTGTAAGCATCACCAATCAAACCTGCAACAGCGTCAACAACCTTCGGAGCGGTTTCCTTAAACTTCGTAGCAATCAAATCAAAAGCACCAGACAAACCGCCTTCCTGTAATGCTTTACCAAAATTGCTAAACGCTGGAAGCACCTTCTGGTTCACAAACGAAACAGCACCAAGGAACGCAGGAATCAGAACAGAACCAACCTGAGCAGTCACATCCGACAACTGTGCTTTGAGGATTCGTTGCTGGTTAGCCAACCCACCGCTCGTGCGCTCAAAGTCTCCTTGAGCCAAAGTCGAGTCCTTCAGAATCAGCGCATACGCTGCCTGTGTTTTTGCTGTGATGTCCAGCGCACCCTTGCCCTTATAGAGACCCATGTTGCGAGCCTCTTCCTTCAAACGCACATCGTTAATCGCAACACCGTAACGCTTCAAAGGTTCAGTCTCACCAGACAAACCAGAACGCAAAGCAAGAATCGCATCCTCAACAGTTGTGTTATTGAACGAAGCCAAGTCAGCAGCCAACCCCACAAGGGTCGTACTCATCTCAGCAGCTTGACCCTGCCCGACACCAAACGCCTGGAATAAGTTGCCGTAAGTACCAGTAGCCTCAAGAGCAGGCTGTCTCGTGATACCAAAAGAAGTCGCAGAAGACTTAGCGAAATCATTTACCTCTTTAGCGGAGTTACCGAAAACAACATTAACCTTTGACTGTGATTCAGCCAAGTCAGAAGCCGACTGAACAGCCTTATAGGCAGCAGCACTAACAGCACCAAAAGCAGCAGTACCGGCAACAGCCATCGTCTTAAACGACGGCATGATGCTCTTAAACTTTGAACCCAGGTTCGTATCAACCTGCTTGCCCAAAGTATTTAAGTCATCGCCAACCTTCTTGATGCCTTTGGTCGCACCGAGAACATCGGAAATAAACTTAACAACGAACGTGCGCTCACCAGCCATGCGCCGATTCTACTCAATAACAGACAACCCATTCCGCAAAGCAACAAACTCATCAAGCATCGCAGCATATAAAGCCTTCCCTGATAAGCCATCCCAACGAGAAATATCTACAGGTTCATTCCACCAAACCTCAGACAAAATCTCTGAACCAGCACGACGCTGACGAGGTTGACGAACCTGCTTTAAGCGAGGCGACACAGCATTGATGACAGGTTCAACATCCAACCTGAACGACGAATCCAGCAACACACCATGACCTTCATGGAACTCAAAGGGCTGATCGGGTGCGTGTTGAGGAAGATAGAAAATACGAGCAGGGTCTTTAGTCTGAGGGTCACCAACCAACCCGATACGGTCATGCAACTCACCCCACACCACACGCCACAACGAAGCAGGTACCTTCTCCGCTAACGGCAAAACAAGGTGATAGTGAGGATCATCTAAACGATGCGAATACGTCGAATACGCAAACCATTCCAACCCGTCAAGCCGAGCATGGTCAAACGCTTCACCGTCCATGTCCACAACCAACGCCTCAACAAAGCGAACATTACGGTTACCTCTAGTAGTACCAGGGTCATACTCCACAGGAGACCACAACGCACCAGACACCTTCTCAGAGTTCTCCTCATGGAACGACAACAGTTCCTTCAGCTGCTCCCAAGACGAAGCGAACCGCTTCGGATATATCGACTTCGTGTTAGCAAATAAAACTGCCATATCCCCTCCTCCTAGAAGGGTACAGGAAACCCAGCCAAAGTCAAGCAGTATCTTTCAAAGTGTTCAGCACCCTCTGGATAGCGTCCAGATATTCTGTAGCGATATTGTTCTTTTCCTTACGGACAGTCTGCCAAAAGAAATAACCTGAACGCCCACGATGGCGCAAGAACTGGCGGGTAGTAGGCCTAGCTCCACCACCGAACTCAGCACCAAAGAACACGTCACCCCTAGTGACCTTGCGTTTGCGCTTGCTGTTCGGGTTTGTCTTTGAAACGAATGGGGACTTATGGCTAAGGGAAACAGTAGGGATACGGTCAGACCTTGCCTTCATTCCCCTCATCACTTGAACAGCCTGCTTGGAACGAGTGACAGTTCCCGCTTCTTCCTTGGCTTTAATAACAAAAACACCTGCTACCTGGCGAGCTGCTTTCCGCATCTCCTTATCAAAGCGATCATCGGCTTTTGATGCTTCACGAAGGAACTTGGCGATACCAACAATCTCAACGGCATCGTTGCCGGTAGTGACTGTTACTTGTCCTGCTCTGCCTATGACTGCCATAGCAACAGACTACTTGCCTAGATGGATTGCTCTCCAACGCAAATAAGCAAACATGGTGAACAGCATTCGAGGTGATTCTGTCAGCAGTATTGAAGGGGGGATACCTGTCTCAACGGACAGGTACGCAATCATCCAATGTGCTGACTGGTCTCCAAAGGGACGATCACAGCTTCGTTAGCATCCCCAATCGCTAATGACTCAATCTCATTGATCCATGAATCAAAATCTAAACCCGTCTTCTTCTGACGATGTTCAGAATGCCAACCAATGTAGGCAAGGTCTGTGAGTGTTAGTTCTGCTTCGAACTTTGCAACACTTCGGTTGAACTTGTTTTCAAAAGCGATGAAGTCAGGGAACGCAGCAATAACTGTGCGAGTCTTCTGATCCAATGCCGATGTAACTTCAAGGGCTATCTTCATTATCTACCTCCGCAGGTAAGGGTTGTTAAAGAAAAGTTATGCGCCAGTACCAGTCTTAGTTACAGCACCGTTGATTGGATAAGTCACAGAGGCCGTAGCGAGGTCGCCCACCGCACCCTGGATTGGCTGCCAAATTAACGGGAGTACATCAAACGCATACTGTGGATTGCTAGAGGTAGCCGAACCAGTTCCGTTTGGCTTGACTGTCATTGGTACAGCAGTACCAGCGTTCCAAGCATCGTAGAACAACTTCTCAATCGTTGGATAATCCTGATGCAACTCAAGAGTGATTGAGTTGTCTGCAAGACCTGCGATGCGAGTTACTGCACCAGATGAACCGAATGAAGTTGTAGCAACTTCAGCCTTTGACAGGTTCAAGGTTACTGATGCGACATACGAAGTGATGTCGGTGTTCGCCGTGCCGAAGGTGACCGCTACGTTTGTGAGAACTTGCTTTGCCATATTTGATACTCCTGCCTCACGGCACTCGAAGATTTACTAATGAAACTATACACGCCAGCAGGACGACGAATCAACAGACTTAAGCGTACACCACCACACGGAAGTCAACCATCAGGTAAGTCGCATCGTTCCCATCCATCGTGGAGATATTGCTCGCAGACTCAACCAACAGATTCGACACAACCCCACCCAAAGAACGGTCAGCCTCCAAAGCTGCACGAACCGAAGTCGTACCCTCATACGACAGATAGCCATCCAAAGCAGTCTGAGCGGTACGCTCCGCAGACCTACCCACAACCACAGACAC